AACGGTCAGCTTGCGGATTGTCACGAGTAAAGTTCCTGTCCAGTTGATTGGCTAACCCGGACAAGGTCGTCGTTGTTGTTCCCCAGCGGAACCCGTCTTGCGACTTTGCGAGACGGATTTGCGGGCCAAATGAAGGAGTTGTGGCAGGTGCGCGATGAACCGAGCAGCCTCGACAAACGAAAAGGGCGACCCGAAGGCCGCCCTTTCGATCACCTTCGAAGGTGAAATGGTCGGGGAAAGAGGATTCGAACCTCCGGCCCCTGCCTCCCGAAGGAAGCGGCTGTTGATGTAACCCGCAGAAAACCGTGCTTTTGCGTCTCCTGCTCGGCGGAACGAGCTAGGAACATCTGCGCGATTCCACCTCGTTTCACCGGAGATGCACCGGAGCGGAAACCTCGAGTTTCTGGCGGTGCAGCATGACAGCCCAAACACCTGACGCGGCGGGGCACACTCCGGGGCCTTGGTTGACACAGCTAGTGGAGACTGAAGGCCCTGATTTTGGTGTCCCCATCATCGGTGACAATCTTGGCGGTCTCGTTGGATACGCCCTGCCTTGGCCAACTGAGATTGAAAGCGGCGATTATAGTTGCGTCATCGCCAACGCCCGCCTGATAGCCGCTGCACCAGAACTGCTTCAGCTTGTCCGCGATGCCTTGGAGATCATCAACGATCAGATGCCGGGAGAGTTTCCCGCGTTCGAGGCAGACGCCCGCGCCGCCCTCACCAAAGCAGGCCCCCAATGATCGCGCTAATCCCCCTGCTTGGAATGAGGTGGTCGGTATGAGTGATCTAGACCGTCACGAATGGCAGGCGCGCAAGGTCAACGGCAAGATCAAGCTGGAGATCAAGCGCAAGCCGCCACCGCCACCGCTTGAGCCGTTCGTCTGTGTGGTCTGTGAGCGTGAGGTCGAGCGCGACCCTTACTACCCCGACCACCAGACACCGCCCGTTTGCCACTACTGTGAATGGCGCGGTCAAGGCCGCTTGCAGACCCGCCAACTCCCATTCCGCCACTGGACCAACTTCCGGCGCGCCTACGTGCTGCTTGCCGCCTTGGACAAGGAAATCACCCGTGCCCGACACGCTCACTGACACTGCTGATCAATACAGTCTTGACGCTATCGTGAAGGGTATTGCCGACGACCTGATTGCCCTTCGTGCTGGCCGGATCAGCATCAAGGACGCACAGGCCCGCGCCTTGCTCGCCAAGCAATACATGAACGGCGTCCGGTTGGTCATCAATGCCCGACAGAGCCTTGAGGCCACTGCCAAGCCAGCACGCGCCCTGCCGACTGGTGACGCGGCATGACCATCCTGATCATCCCCCTGCTCGGCCTCTACCGTTGGTGGATCGAAGCCGCTTTGCAGGTTCGTGCTGCCAGGGATCAATTCACGCTGGCGGGGCGGGGTGTGCAGTGGTGGGAGGATAGGACGTGAGCCGCCTTCAGAAAGCAATCGAAGCCGGTAAGCGAGAGGGTAAGTTGGCCCTCTACTTCGGGTGCCTGCATGACGTTGGGCACTACCTACACGTCTGCGGCAAAGGCAAAACCCTAGATCCGCAGCGGGACCTTCCAAGCATTCCGTGGAGCATCGGCTTAATGGACGGCGGACTGCTCAGGAACGGCAAGCGTGCCGATGTATATGACGGCAAGGTCTATTGGACCTGCGGCGGATTGGCGTTTTGGTATGCCTTCTTCTGGTGGGATCGATCCATCGACAGCCGGGGTGCATCAAACTCTGGCTTCTATGTGCGCGGCTTCGGATGGCCTGAGGCGCAAGAGGCATTCGACTTTGCCTGCCAGCAATACCCGCAGGTTGTCGCACGTCAAAAGCATCCCCTCGTTTTGCAGCAGCCTATGCCCGCACCCAAGGACACCCCAGCATGACCCAATCGCCCGAGTGGAAGCCGATCGAGAGCATCGTGGACAAGAACGCGATCGTCTCGCTGATCGCAGACGCCATAAGCGACAGCCTTGGCCCAGACTGGACCGCGTTCGATGCGCCGCACCACGTCATGCAGTGGCTTGAAGATGAAGGGCTGATGTTTGTGAAGAAGCCCGAGCGCGGCACCGAATGCCCGAACTCACCCAATGGCCGCTGCCACGTCGATACGTCGATGGAGAGCGGGCCGAACAACTGCTTTCATTGTGAAAGGGCTATGTGATGGATGACGAACCCGATGATGGTCGCTGCCCCAACTGCGGCGAGGACGAAATCGACGGCGCGATCTGCCTCTACTGCGGATGGCACAACTACAACTGCGGCGTCTGTGATGACTGCCTCGCTATATCGGAGGAACCCAAGCCATGACCACCCCTACGCCGGTAGAAGTGACGCAGAAGGATCGAGATGCCGTTGACGAGTTTCACCGGCAGAGCTTCAAGGCCCTGTTCGAAACAGACTATGAGGACGGCATCAACCGTGCTCACGCCTTGCTATGCCAAGCCTTCGCCCGCCACCGCACGCAAGCCCTCGCAGATGCAGCGGCAGAAGCGGAACCTGTGGCGTTCCTAGTGGAATGGGTTCGTAACGGCGAAACTTGGGTCCACGCCCATGCCGATGAACCTACTGCCGTCGATCAGGCGCGGAAAATGGGTGGGTCATGTCTTCCCCTCTTCACCCGCCCCCTCGCAGATCATCGTGCGCTGGTGGAGGCGTTGGTCGATGATCCGAACTGGATTTGCGCCGGTATTGCCGATGATGTGATCGAAGCGGGAATGCTCGCATGGGATGCAGCCAACACGGACATGGCTCGTGAAACTCCCGAACGTGACTGGGACGAAGGCATGATTGTTGCGGCGATCTTCAAGGCCATGCTGCGCGCAGCCCTCAAGGAGACGGACAATGGTTGAAGCGCCTGCGTGTGGGACGTGCCGGTGGTGGGGCGGTCGTATCTCTGGCCGCGTCTATGAGGCAGGCCCGTGCCGCCGATATCCGCCGATCCGCTTCAGTGCTGACCGCCATGCGCAGCATCACCCCATCATGTCCCCGCACGACTTCTGCGGCGAGCATTCACCCCACACCCCAAAGGACAAGCCATGACCGCCCCTCTCGATGAACTGATCACGATGCCCGCCCCACTGGTCACGTTTGAACAGGTCAGGGGGTGGCTGGACGAAGTCGAGGCTGGCCGGTGGTCTTGGACCCGCAACACCCGCTGCAAGTATGTCGATATCAAACTCGACACCCGGCGCGGGGCATATGCCCTGCATGACCGAGACGGCAAGCCAATCACCTACGAAGAACTGCGCTGGCAGTATGGCCGGGAGGACAAGCCATGACCAAAGCTGAAGAGATCGTGAAGGGGCTGGAACGGGCTGTCCGAGGCTGGCGAGCGCTTGGCACACGTCGAAGCAATGGCGAAATCATGTGCGCGGGATGTTGGGATCGCAGCGAACACAACACCGATGCTGACCACGACATTCCGCGCGGCGCTCTGGTTTGGTGGTCAAACCCTCACCCTGAATACGGCGACCGCGATGCCTATTGCACGGTCTGTCTGATCGACGACGCAGAGTGCAATGAAGTGATCGACACGGCGCAGGGTCATACTTTCCGCGCCCTCCTGAAAGGACAAGCCCGCCATGACTGACAACACCGAAGCGATGGAACTGTGGCGGGAGGCTGTCCGTGCCTACGGCGGGGAGTCCATCCCCGGCGAGACGGAGAACTACGCCGCCGCCATCATCGCCGCCAAGCTGGCTGAATTGCGGGCGCTCATTCCCGAGGCCGAGTGCATGAAGCAGATGCGCGAAACGGCTCAGGATATGGGCTACGCTGACTGCCTAGACGCACTGGAGGCATTGTCTGAATTGCGGGCTAGGATTGAGGGGTTGACCCAAGAGCGAGACGGCGCACGAAAGGCCATGGACCTGTTTATGAGCGCGCCAGGAATGCCGCCGCATGTCCTACAATGGGTGCAGTTCCGCATGTCCCGCCACGCCATGGAGGCCGACCATGGAGCGTGAGGTTAGAGAAGTGCTGGAGGCGGCGTTCTGGGTCATGTTCCCGAAGCCTGAAACCTACGTGTTTGATCTGGAGGCCGACGCCAGACACTACCGCTTCACCCGTTTACTCGACGCCGAAGCCTACACCGATGCTGCGCTTATGCTGGTGCCGGAAGGGATGTTCTATGGCCTCCAAACTTACATTGATTCGGACGGAAAAGGGCAGGCGATGGCCCTAGTTTCAGAGGATCATATTGAGGAAGGCGATTGGTGGCGTTGTGATTGCCGTGCAGGCCACCCCGCCCTCGCCATCGCCCAAGCCTCCCTCAAGACGAAGGAGCCAAGCCATGACTGACCGCGAGAAGCTACCGAGCAAGCGCCAACCGCCAAAGTTGCTGAGCGAGCAGGAAGCCGCCGACCTTCTCGCCCAAGCAGAAGCATTGTGGGCCGATCTGCAAGCGAACAACTTGGGCGGGTTTTCCGGCATCAACAGGCCGTTCTACATCCTTCACGAGTTCAAGCGCGTGATCGAGAAGTTCGGCGGGCGCGATGTCGGCCTGCGCTGGTCGAAGAATGATCTTGATGCAGCCGCCGCAGCCGCACTGGACGCACCGAGCGGGGATGTGGATGCCGTTTCAGTGGCCTTTGCCATCGGCGAGGAAGCCCACAAGCGAACAGGCGTAACCCCTGCCATGCGCGAACTCATGCAGTTGCGCCGCGATAACCTGCGCGAGATTGCAGACACGCTTTCCGAAGTGGAGCCAGCAATCCAAGCGGCCCGACAGGCAGGGATCAACGAAGGGCTTGATATGGCGGCGAAGGTGGCCGCGCGCTGGGATAAGTTCAGGTGGAACGGCACCGACATTGACGACGCAAGAGACGTTTCAGCACAGATCGCCCAAGCCATCCGCAGCATGAAGGATAGGACATGAGCGAGGAAATCCAGAAGCAGGGAGCCAATGCCCGCGCCATGGGCATCAGCCAGTTTGACAATCCCTACGCCAAATCCGCAGCAATGCCCGCCGCCACTGGTGAGAGCATTGATGAGTGGCAGGCGAAATTCACAGCATGGAAACTGGGCTGGACCATTGAGGATGCAATGCGGCCCGATCCTACGCTAGCTTTGCTTCGCGCCCTCGCATCAGGGGATTCCCCTTCACCCCCGCCTGTGGTATGAGGGATGGGCTAAGAGGAGATATCGCAGCCTTGCGCTCGATTGAACCAGGGGCGGCGAAGGATTGGGGGTTCCCGGTCGCGCCGCTCTTAGTCGTTTACTCGATCAGCCCAAGCCCTGACCCCGGCAACCTTGGCTGAGCAGTCACCCCAAGCCGACCGCAGTGCCAGGATGTAATCCAGCGTCATCGCATCGCGCCGCGCCTGCTCCTCACGACCCGGCAACGCAGGCGCCAAAGGCTCATCAGCGCACCGAAGCAGATCAGCCGGCGGCTTAGCGAGAGCCGGTCTTTCCTGCCCGCAGCCGGTCAAGGCCTGCCCGAAGGGGATCATCGCTATCAGCAGCAGCTTGGCGCGCATCTCGGTTCTCCTGTTCTGTCGTGGCCGCCTGCGATGCTGCGACCTGTCCGGCGACGTCGTCGGCAATGGCGTCGACCTTTGCGGCCGCAGCGGCGTCGGCCTGACGCGCCTGCTCGACCTCGGAGGCCACATACCAACGGAACGCGGCGTAGAGGGCGAGCACGGCCAGCACGATGGCCAGCGCGCGCCAGTGGCGGGCGAGGAAGGCGTAGATCATCGGTCAGCGTCCTCTGTCGGCACCGGCTGCGACGGCGGATTGTCGACGGTAACGCTGCGAGCGGACGGAATGCGCAGAACGCCGATGAGTCCGCCGACGAGGGTGCCCATCCCGAACGCCTCCATCTTGCTGATCACGGCATCGTTCAGGACGCCAGCAACGAGCGCACCGAGGAAGCACACGATCAGGGTCACGAGCGTCGCAACGTAGGCGATCAACTGGTCTCGTTCGTGCGTCATGATGTGCATCCCGTCACCGCCACCCAGAGCATGAGCCCAGCGAGTGCCATCACCAACAGCACCGCCGTGATTTCGACCGCAGCGCGGGCACGTTGGTTCGGTGTCATCCCAGCAACCCCCTCATCCTCGTGACCAAGCGGCGCCGTTCCGCGATGCCGTTCGTGCCGCCGTTGATCCGCCGCGTGATTGTGTCCTCGAGGCCTTGATCGGCCAGAGCGTTGAGTCCGCGCGACTGCCAGAACCGGCAGGCGGTCAGGACCGCGATGTCGGGACGCTCGGCCAGCTCGGGGCTTGATTCCAGCGGCTGTCCGATGCTGGCGCCGATGTCGCGGTAGTTGGCACGGCCGGTTAGCTGGAAGATGCCGCGGCCTCGGTAGCGGTAGCCGTCTCCGGGCTGCGTGTTGCCGAGATCTGTGCGACCCTCATAGCCTTTCTGTGCCTTCGTTGGCCCCCAGACTTCGCGCAAGTATCGGAATGCACCGGTCTCGTGCGCTGCTTGGCCCAAGAAGTTTGCCAGTCGCGCCGCCGTCTCGGTGATGCCGTGTGCAGGAGCATGGACGGCCATGGCTGCTCCCAGCGGTTCGAGCGGCGTCATCGCGCGCTGGGCAACGAAGGCAAGCAGGGCGGTATGCGTCAGCTTGCCGGCGATGCCGTCTGCGGCGCCGATGTCGTAGCCCTTCGCGATGAGGCGGGTCTGTGTCCTGCGCCAGTCTATCACTTGAAGAACCAAGTCACGACAGAAGCGACAATAGCAGAGAGGCCACCGGACACGGCAACGATGACCTTCCATGCGCCCTTGCGCTCATTCTCCTGCACTTCAATCTTGGCAAGGCGCGCATCGATGCGTTCCAGCACCGCCTCCATTTTCTCGAGACGGTTCTCCAACGCCCCCAGCCTTCCTTCCATGCGGCCAATATCCCGGTGCAGGTCGTTGTTCGTGGGGTTCATGGTCAAACCCCCTTGGTCTGGATCAGGACGCGCATCGAGAAGTTCTCGGCGCTGTAGATCGTGATCTGCGAGATGCTGTACGAAGCGATGCCGGTGTTCTCGGAGTTGTTGTCGTCACCGCTCTGGACGCCGATTGCGATGACGGGATTGATCCATGTCGTGTGAGTGACAGGCACGTTGTAGGTTGCCGACGTGTTGCCGCCGACCGTGACGTAGCCCCAAGTCTCCTTGAAGCCGTCCGACCAGACCCGGTAGCCGCCGTTCTCGTTGAGCACTGAGGTGACGACCTGCGGGCCGGAACCCGACGAGTAGCGGACCCAGTTCGCGGCACCGACACTATCGGGATCGGTTGTGTTGTTGTTGGCGGTCGATTGCCAGAGGATGCCAGTCGTTGCCACGGAGGCAAGAACGGCGCCGCGTGGATAGCCACCGATCGCGGTCGAGAAGTCGGAGTTGTAGATCGCTGGCCCACCCGCAGCCATCCACCGCAGCGCCGCGGTAATCTGGTTGAAGAGGCCGTTGAAGTCCTTGCCGTTCGGCGGGATGCCGCCACTGCTTTCCGGCAGGAAGCATTCCGGCGGGAAGCCCTCGGTCAGACTGGCTGGCGCGTCCGATCCCGTGGGCGTCACGGGGTCCTTTGGGATCGGCCTGATATAGCTTGCCCCGGCACTGTTCCCGAACGGGATCGGGAAGCGGGCGGGAAGATCAGACTGCTGCATCAGGGCTGTTCCACATCGAAGCTGACACCGACCGGCCTTGGCAGGGCACCGGACTGCGAAACGATCGCGTAATCTACTTTGGACAGTGCTGCTCCGAAGACATAGGTCAGCGTCATGTCGCCGTTGTCGCGGACGTAGACATTGCCGTAGCCGGGAAAAAGCGCCCGCAGGATTGCATTGATCGCAGGGACCGAACCGTTGGTGATGTTGAGCGCGGCCTTGGCGAGAATGAGGCGGCGATACGCAGCATCGGTGAGCTTGAAATTCGGGGTCAGGCGACCTGCTCCCCAGAAGATGCCGGACCCGAACGGAACTGCATCGGTACTGTCGCTGAAGCCGAGATAGAGGCTGTCACTGACATACAGGGCCCGGCTGACCCCAACAATCCGGCCCCAGATGTCCAAGCCGAACCCTTCTGCGGTATCGACGTTCCAGACCATGTCGTAGAACTCGTTAAACGCTGCTTGCCGGTCGAGTGCCGTGCTCAGGGCTTCGACCAGCCCCACAATGATCGGGCTATTGGCGTACTGGCTCAGCAGCGTCTGACGGGCATCGAACGCAACAGCGGTGCCGCCATCGAGACCGCCGGTGAAGCCCAATGGCTCCGAGGAAAAGGCGACGAGCGTCGTCACACCAAAGTGACCGTGATGTTGGCAGCGTCAATCGTCGGCAGCTTGTCGATGTTGACAGCAACTTCGCTGGCAGTTGGCGTCGAGGTGGTGCCGATCGAAATCGAGATCAGTTGCGCCCACGGCCCGAGGCCGGTGACAGCGGCTGCAAACCGCAGGGCATAGATCGTGGTTCCGATGCGCGCCCTTTGACCACCATCTTCACCATTGAAGGCGGCCACAACTGCGGTCCTGATCTGGTCCGCTGCATCGGCCGGCACGATGCCGTTGTCGGCAATTTCGATGGCAAAGTAGATCGGCAGTGTCGAAGGTCGCGTGAACTTGACCGAGTATGTCGGGTAGGGCGGCGAATAGCCCTGCGTGTCCGTCACGGTCACGGTGGTGGTGCCGGTATAGGCGCAGCCCGGAGGCTTTCTTGACCAGATCGCAGCAGCAACCGCAGCATTGGTGCCGCCACTGACAGCGACATACAGCGAGTTCGCAGCGATGGTGACCCCGCCCGTAGTCACCGGAGCATCAGTCGGGTTCTCGGTCACATGGGCATCGATGACGCCGTTAACGGCAAGCACGGCGGCGCGAATTGAAGGCAGGATGCCGGTTGCGTTGCCCGCCACGGAATCGCTGCGTCGCTTCTCGAATTCCGCAGCCGTCTCCTCGTTGCGTCCAATGATGCCATCGGAAGGGTTGCTGATGCTGTCCCAGCCCGGAACGACGCGATAGATCTGCGACAGCGAGCCAGCGGGGCACGCGATGGGGCCGGTCTCGATCGCGGCAAAGGTCACCGATACCGAACCGCCCGATGCAACTGTCGCGTCGCCCAAGCTCTGGTAGATCGTGCCGTCACTGGCCAGAGCCAGCGAACCCGCCGGGATAACTGTGCCAGTGGCTCCGGTGCATGTCGCCTGGACAAGCGTCGAAGTCGCAGCGATGCGCGTCAGGTAGTAGATGCGGGCAATGGCGTCCTGCATCCGTCCTGAGGTGAAGGCGGGATCGACGAAGTTGACGAGCTGGAGCAACAGGTCGTTGCTGGCGCCGATAGTCGCGGCGAGACTGGCGACGAGCTGCCCCTGCGGCGTCGCGTCAGATTCGTTGAGATTTCCGCCGAAAGCCCCTTGGAAGTCCGCCCACAGCCCGGCCTTGATCGCCGATTCCGTGGGGACGACGAGGCCCGCCGCAGTGAACTGCACCGATGGAACATTGGTGGTCATAGTGTCGCGGTTCCGGAATTGAACTGGACCTGACCGGAGACGGAGCGGCCAGAGATATCAGTGAGATAGGCTGTTGCGTTACGGACACCGGGGACGCGCCGCGCCGCCTGCGCCAGTTTCTCCTTGAGGATCTGCACCGGCACCGGTCGGCCAAGGATTGAGGTCAGGTAAGGAATGCCCCGCGTCGTGTCGTAATAGCATTCGCCTTCGAAGACGCGGCACTCCGAGGCGACATCCTGCTCCAGCGCATAGGGTTCCGTCGCGACAGCGATGTCGCCATTCGCTGTCAGGCAAAGATCCCAGGTATCGCGGTCGAGAAGTAGCGTTGCAGCCATGTAATCAAGGCTACGCGATGAGGCCGTGCGCCCTCAAAGCCGAGAGGATGGAGCCGATTGCTGTCCGGGCTTGGGTATCGATCGTGGAACCGCCTGCGGGGTCAGTGATTGCCGAGCCTTGCACCCCGACAACCTTCACTCCATCGACACGGTATTCGGTGTCCGTCGTGACCGGGCCCGTGATCTCGACGGCATCAGTGACCGAGACCTTCACCGTCGGCGCCGTGATGCTGACGTTGTCGTCGGCATCGATCTCGATGATGGTCGTCGCGGCCACCTTGGGCAGGAAGCCGCCGATGTAGAGCCCATCGGACCAGTCGTAGCGGCGTCCAGAGCCTGGCACTGATGCTGCCTTGTTCGCCTTAACCCCAGAGATGTCGCTGTGACAGAACAGGGCGGCCCCGATATCACCGATGCGCGGCGTGATTCTGATTACGGCAGCACCGGCCCTGATCGCATGCACCGGCAGGCCGTGGATGATGCCGTGGTCGATGCCGTTACCGGCGCCGTCAACCTGCTTGACCAGCGGCTTTACATCCACGGTATCGCTGTCAACGGCGACGACCTCGACAAGTGTTGTCGTCGCCAGACCATTCATCTCCTGGCGCGCGATGAAGCGCATCAGGCTCATGTCGTCTTGAGCAAAGGCGAGGGCGCCGAAACCGGTGACGTTCTCGGTCATGCGGTCATGTCCAAATAGTTGCACTCCACGTCAGTAAACCACTGCCCGCCGGGCACGTTGGCATCGAGCCGGTGTTGCAGCGCCGAAACGTTCCATTGCCCGTTTGCCGCGGTGAACTGGCTTTCCATGCGGATCGGCCTGCCGAAGGCGAGACTGGGATTGTAGAGTGTCGTGAATTGTATCCCAGACTGGGTGAAGGAGGGGTAGCCGACAAGCCCGCTGTCAGGCGCGATACGGATCACCTCGCCGCCTCTGCTCCCACGTTTCGGCCAGACCGCGACTGTTTGCGTAGCCTCGTCCACGTCCAGCAAGCAGTCGATGTCGCGGCAGACGGATTCCAGTTGGGCTCGTGGCGTGCCGGGCTTGTAGGGATTGGAGAGTGTGCCGGTGATGCCGCCATTCTCGAACTGGTAGCCCATCTGCTGGGCGATGCCGGACAGGACCAATGCGGCATCAACACTGCCCTTGAAGCTGACCGGCGGCACCGACTTGCTTAGCGCGAATTGCCCGGAATCGGCGCTGACATGGAACATGATGTCCGGTGCCTGACGCCCATCAGCCCAAGCTTCGCGGACTGTACCGCCGAAGCACATGGCAACACCGCCGTCTTCGTCACCAGCTGAAACGATGACCTGATTGTAGCGGGTGTTCTCGAAGAAGAACTTCTGCGTCACCGTGAGCTTGTTCATCAGATCCAGCGACATGCCCCAGATCTGGATATCGGCTCGGCTGAAACCGAGGCCCGCACGGACGATGTTGGCGCTGCACCTCAGCCCCTCGAGCGTGACGGTATCGGTTCCCGCCGTTCCGAAGTCGCCTTGGCCGAGCTGGAACTGCAGATTGATGATGCGGCGCGCGAAAGTCATGCCTGCCAGACCAAGCGGTATCTGGTGCCAAGCCCCGCATAGTTCGGATCACTGACGCCTTGGCCATCAATGAAGGTCAGATCACCGGGGAAACCGAAATGGGCGCCGCGCACCAGCCAGGTCCGGTCACGGCCCAGCGCGCCGGACAGAACCAGGCGATCATTGACCGTGATGTCGACATAGAGACCGGTGCGTTTCTGGTAGATGCTGAGCCGACAGGCTTTGCCGCCAAGCTGGATCGAAAGCGTCTGCGACGGCACCGCGGCGAGGGGAATATCGTAGGTCATTGCACCCCCGACGTATCTGCCTGCGACGCCTGCGCCTGTACCGAACCGTTGCTGACTGGATCAGCACTCGCCGGATCACGGGTCTGGCTGAAAGACGCTGTCGCGTTTTGCCTGATCTCTTGCAACTGCAACTCGACCGTGATCAGGCCTGCGCCGTTCTCGCGGCTGCGATCGATGCTGACGTGCACGATGTTGACGTTGAGATAGGTCCATTCCGGAGTGACGACGTTGTAGAGCTCGAGGTTGCCCTTAATCTCGTCCACGGCACGCAGGAAAGCACGGCGCTGTTCCAAGGTGCCGCCCTTCGTCATCACGACGCGGTTCTGGAACGGTACTGCCACCTTGTCATAGCTCTCGAAGCCGCCTTCCTCGATCGGGAAGTCGGCAACACGATATTCGGCATCGTAGCCGATCGCTGTGATGCTGTCCGGTTCGAGCGCCTGCGCCCCGGCGGTGGTGTAGATGCCCCACTGGTTCTTGGCCGCCGCCGTGACCGTGATGCTGTCCTGCGTCAGTCTCGGTTCCGTTTCAGTTCCGGGATTGAGGATGCTGCGCGCGACAGCAGGGACGCCGGGCGCCTTGGGGACATCGGGGAAGACAGGACCAGCCATCAGGGGTTCACCACGCGATCGGACTGAGCCACAGCGGCGCGGCGCTGGGTCGCAATTCTGACATCACGCATCAGCTGGTGACCGTCCTTGGCTTGGGTATGTACCGTCATGTTCTGGACCGTGATGTTGCCGCCACCCCCTCTGGCACCGAACCTTTCGATGTTGCGCTGCATCGAGGCGAGCCCCGAGAAAGCCGTGTTCGTCTTGAAGCTGTACCCTTCGTGCTTGGCCATCGCGCGGGCGATTAGCGGGATATGCTCTGCTCCAAGCTGCTGGTTCGGGCTCAGGCCGGTCAGCTTCGAGACGTGTTGCACGTAGGCGGCAACGTTGTTCTCATGTGGCGGCGCCCACTTCGAGATGATGCCAGAGAGCGTAGTGCGGCCCTGCTTCATGTAGCCGCCGAGCAGATTCTCCATGGCGGCAAAGCCGTGTTCCGGAGATGCAAACCGAGCGAACCTGCCGTCCTTCCCGGCATAGCCCGCCTGCTTCCTAGTCCACGGCGAATCGACAATATTGCCGGGATTGTTGTTGCGATCGGCACGCGTCTTGCCGGTGCCGGGGACAGACCAGCCACCGCCGTCAGGCTTCAGCTTGAAGAGACCGCCAAACCATGACGACTCCCCCGGCGCGTTGGGCTTGGCCGGCGCGTCCCCGCCACCCATGATCCCGTTCAGCCATTGGGCAATCCGGGTCAGTGGCGGGACGAGTTCCTTCTGGATCGTGGTCGTCAACTCCGTCATCGTCTTCTGGAGCTGCTCCTGTTCCTTCGCCAGAGCCTCTTGGCCTTTGGCGTCGGCCTCGAACTGACGCAGCAGCTTGTCGACGCTGTCCTTGCCCTGCTGCAGGAAATAGATGGTGGACGCGGGCAGGCCGATTTGCTGCAGCAGGCTGGCATAGAGCTGAGGGTCCATCTTGCCCTGCGCGCCAGCCAGCTTCTGCAGTATCGACCCCGCATCAGCATTGCGGAGGTCGTTTCCGGTGATTCCGAGCCTGCCATAGGCCGCCGCCTGGTCGGGGCTCATATTGCCCATGCGGAAGCCCATCTTGGCACCTTGCACCGCAGACAGGGCCGCATCACCCTCTGCCGTCTCGCCGCCGACCGATTTCATGGCCATGCGCCACGCCCAGACCTGCCTGGCATTCATGCCCAAGGTCTGGCCGAAACGGTCGGCAACGGCCGCGCCGGTCATCATGTTCGAGATCAGACCCGTGATCGAGCGGGCGCCCATGAAGGCCAGTCCGAGCCCGATGACGTCGCGGCTGAGACCCTTGATCGCCTCGCCGGTCTTTTTGCCGTAATGCTCGATCTCGGTGAAGCTGCGGCGCTGTTCCTCCCGAAGCCGCTTGGTGCGGTCGGTGACATCGCGCTCACCTTCCTCGAAGTCGGAAGTGTCGAGCCCGAAGGTGACCAGAAATGCATCTAGGATGTGCGTCGCCATGTCCTGCTCCGAGGTCGTAACCTCAGGATAGGTCAGTCCTCCCGCGCCGCCTCATGAGCCCTGCGCTCATTCTCGCTGTCGACGATACCGATCTCGAGCAGGTCATAGACGTCTTCGATCGAGTAGACGGTCTGCAGTTCGATCAGGCTTGCGCGACCGGCTCCGACGCAGGCTCCGCAGGTGCGGGGGACGTTGATGTATTCTGCCGGCTCATACGTAGACTCGCCGCCATACTGGACAGCACGGCGGCCAACGAAAAACCCAGATGCAAGGAAAGCACCTCCTCGCGGACCTGGATCAGTGTCGCCACTTCCTCGATATCGCCGTCATTGAAGTCGTCGGGACGCATCAGGGGACGCGTGACCGGACGGCCCGACATGGCGTCGACCTTGGCCGGATCAGGCACGAAGTGAACGCACGACATCATCTCGTCGAGCAGCGGCTCCGCTTCCTCAAAAGGCAGGACTCGGAATGCATCGAGGCCCGTCGCCAGGATGCCGAGCGCGCCCGAAGCGATGGCGTCATCGTCTACCGTGGCGCCAGCACGCGACAGGGCAAGCATGGCCCGTGTCGCCCACTTCTCGGCATCGTAGGCCGACTTCTCAACGATCAGGAACGACTTGCCCCTGTCCCGACCCTCGGCAGCGATTGTGAGAACTTTGAATTTGCGCGCCATGTCAGCCTCAGATCTTCGGCGTCGGTACGACCTGTTCCCATTCCAGCGTGAACCGGCGCGGCTGCAACGACCGACGTGCAGCGGGCATGGGGGAATAGGTACGCAGGAAGCCGCGCGTCATCGTGTACTGCCGGTCAGTCGCCGGGATGATCAGCGTTCCGGAAGCCACGATCTTTTCCTTCTGGGTCCGCTCGTAGGTGGCCCAGTATTCGAAGAAGTCGTTGCTCTTTGAATCGGCCTGCAGCGTGATGTTCTGACGCACTGCGACTGGCACGAAACCGGCGCTGAGACGACCATCGATACCCATGGACGTTTCGACGGGGTCGATGTTGTCCATGTCCGTGATGTCGTCGGCGCTGAAACCCTGAATGCGCACCGCGATCGGGAAGATCGGGTTTACGGCAATGAGCAGGATCGCGTTGGCGCTGGTGAGGGTGCGATTGTTGGCCATCTATCCTGCCCCTTACTGGACGTTGACTGAGGTGAGGCTGATCTGCTGCACCGACTGGCCATCGGTGTAGAAGACCTTGATCGGCGGAGAGCCACGAGCGGCGCGGACCTCGGCTGAGGCGGTGCCGACCTTCACGAACCAGCCCTGCTGTTCGAGTGCCTGGGCGATATCGCCACCGGCGGCGGCGTTAACCTCAGCAACTTGCTGAGCAGAGAGGCTGACACCGGCGCGAATCGCACCGAACGACAGGGCGGAATCGATGACGCCACGCAGACTGGCTTCGATCAGCGCATAGCCCTCGGCATTGTACGGGATCTGACCGGCACCCGTCAGGAGGTTCATCAGCGCCAGTTGGAAGGCATTGTTCATCCAGACCTGGCAGATGTAGGAGTCGATCCAGTCGAAGGCACCGCTGCACTGGCCGGGGTAGAGGAACACGAACTGGTCGTTGGCCGTGGCATAGCGCCCGACGAAGTTGTAGCCGTTGGCCTTGAGGTTCGCGGCGATGGTCTGGTTGCTGACGCCGGGGTTTACGGAGCCGGTGCGGAAGGCGAGGGTGGCACGACCATTGTCGGCATTGAAGTCGATGCTGGCGATCGCGCCCATCACGAAGGCAGCGACATTGGCGCCATTGCTGGGATCATAGACCGGCGCGACGCCACTGATCCCGTTGTCACGGACCTGCGAGCCGAACGAAGTGGTGTCGCCGTTGGCCGTGGCGGCGCTGTTGTCGTCCCAGCCGACATAGAGGTAGCGGCTGTTCTGGGCATCGACCCATGCGGCAAAGAGTAGCTTATCGGAATCGCTTGGCTCGAACGTGGTCGAGAAGCTGACAAAGTCCTGCGTCAGGGCGATGACGGCGGCCATGGCAGTGCCAGGCACATAGGCATCGGCGCCCTGCGAAGTGACTGCACCGGTCGCGGTCGTGAGCTTGAGCCCAGCGGCCAACGTGCCCGTTGCAATGGTGATCGTCGAAGCTGCGCCAGTGGTCGAGTTGGTGAACACGAAGCCGCCGCTGATGCTGTCATAGCTGACGACGAAGCCCGGCGAGGTAAAGGCGGCCGCAATGATCGTAGCCGCATTGCTGAAGCTCGTGGCGGCGCTGAGGTTGATCGCCGAGCTGGTCTTGGCCGAACCATTGACGGTGATGCTGAGCGTACCCGAAAGCGCCTGCAACTCGGTCAGGGTCAGGCTGGACAGGCTACCACCACGCAGGAACGAGGCGATGTTTGCTGTGGCATAGCGGTAGAAAAGGAGATTAGCAGGCTTGACGTTGCTGCCGTCGTACCCGGCGAAATAGGTCGTTGCCAATGTGGCTTCGGTGCTGAGCGGACCGAAGTAGGCCGAGACATCGGCCGCAGTAGCGAACGACAGAACAGAGCCTGCCGGGATCTGCGCCGAATCGGTGAGGAAGAGACCGACGAGATCGAGGCCCGAACCGCCCGCATCGATAACGGCGGGCTGGACGCTGACGATCGCCGATGCAGGAATGCTGGCTACCATGAAGAAACCTCCGACAACTCTGTAATGAGGATATCAGCAAAGCCCTGCGGCACGGTCACGGCGAAGTGGCCATGCAGTGCGGCGCGAATGGTCCAGCGCTGAATCCACTGCTGTTCCCCTGCAACCAGCGGCATCTGGAAGGGGTCTTCGGCGTAGAGCGGGCTGAAGCCCGTGGCTGTGAAGGCTTCGGTGCCATAGCTATCCCGAAGCAGCGTCGTGATAACCGTCGCGTTCTCGCCAGAGCTGGGACCGTAGACGTCGAGTTGAAAATGCAGCGCCATCGAGCGCGTGATTTCGTCGGCCCCGAGTGCCGGGGCAGGGGCCGTGGATGGCGTGACCTGGTGCACCGTCTGCGCCATCTGTTCGAGACGCATCGGGGTCTGGACGACGAAATTCCTGCCCTGAGGCATCGGGACACGATTGGCCTGCCCCTGCACCACCTCCGTGCCCGCCGGAAGGATGGCGAGCAGGAAGGTCCGCAGTGCGGTGAAGGCATCTGTCAGGGTGAGGGACGGCGTCACTGCGACATCTGCCTCGTGATCGCGGCGCGGCACCAGCCAGAACCGGGCCAGCCTTCAAGCACCGCCACAACCAGCCATTCGGAGCCTCGTAGGTCAGCTGGAATGCTCGGGCTGTCGGGGAACTGGAATACGTCACCGCCGGAACCGGTGCTGCGATCGGCGCTGTTGAGCTGACGGTCGACAAAGACGCCGGCCTGTCCGTTGGTGATGTTGAGCTTGTCGAGGTGCTGCAGTTCCTTCTGCGTCAGCGCCTGGACCTGCACCGTGACATCTTCTGGCGCGGCATAGGTTGGCTGCTGCAACCCTGCGCTGTCTGTCGCGTAGCCGGTGCTGACGAGTAGGGATGCCGTCACGTTTGGATTGACCCCAGACGTCAGCCGGTTGGCCATGGAGCGGAGATTGATCATTTGCGGCTCGGGGGAGGGGGCAAGGGGAGATCGGCAGGCGCGCGCCGTTCAAGCCAATCGCGATTGCGCGGATTGTACCCACCGCCAACACGAATAGCCCTTCGAGCGCCGGTAATCCGGTTCTCCTGATATGACCAAACGCCATGCCAGAGGCCTTCATCGTGGACCTCGCGCCATGCGAATAGGGAGAGAAGCCAGCGGATCATTTTACCTCCTTGTCCACCGAAGCCAGCATGTGCCCAGACCACGACAGGGGCTTGCCCGGTGGTGCCGTCTCGCCCGCCGCAACATCGGCGCGGGCCTGCAACACATCGCTGAATTCCATGCCGTCGCCCGTCGGGAAGCGCTGCTTCAGGAGGTTGGTGACCGGACTGTTGGCCGGGGATTCGGTGTCAACGATCTGCTGCCGCAACTGGCCCGCGATGCCGTCCCCCATGAGGCCAAGGGCAGTCTCGGCATCATAGTCCGCGGCTACAAGCACATCGGCGAACCTGTCGCCCCACTCCGGAGAGTTGCGGGCTACCATCTCGGAAAAGAACGGACGCGCCGGAATGCCAGCCTCAGGCGCACCGAAGTTGTTGATCGCGGCCACAGTCGCGACCTTCGTGCCGTCGGGATAAGTAGCGTCCTCGAGAAAGCCGACACGCACCTCGGAACCGCTCCGGACCCTGTCCCGGATCTGCTTCAGGGCCTCCGCCAGCTTCTCGCCGCCTCTTACCTCCGCCACAGCGCCGCACCCCTCGGCTCGAAGTTGTAGGGCGCGGCAGGGATATAGCGTGCCGACCGGTAAGGCTTCGTCGCCTGCCAGAAGCTCAGTCCGTAACTGCTCTGCTGGAACCAGACGGCCGTGCCAGGCATCAGGCCGGTATCGGTCTGGACAGAAACCGCCCCCTCTGATGCCGACGACACGCGCCCCACCAGCCCGGAGGGTTTGCCGCCCGGTTCCAGAGCCCCCGCCAACACCGCGATGTGGGCGACGAGCATGTTTAGCAGGACAAGGCGCACGGCAGCGTCCTGCACGATCGAAGCGTCGGTATTGTCGAGATAGAGCCCTGCTTCGGCAAAAAAGAGGGCGGCCTGCTCCTCGCTGACCGCCCCCGTGAACTCCGGATACCTCGCAATCCACGCGGCGTAGTTGAACACCGCTACGGCCATGGTATCAGCCCTTCTTCTTGCCCTTGGCAGTGTCAGGGTCGGTGCTGACGCCAGCAGGCAGGTCCTTCGAAGGATCGAGGCCGTCCAAGCCGGTCGCTTCGTCTTCAAGGAGCTGCGTTTCCTTCTCCGCATCGGCGCGCTTGTCGACGATGAAGATCAGGCCTGACTTGACAGGACCATGGCCCTTGCCAGCGATCTCGAACCACGCCTTGAACGCTTCCTGCTTCTTCGGGTCGGCGATCTCGGTGAGACCAACGCCGTTGGTGCGCAGGAGGCTGTCAGGAGCGGCACCATTCGCCCACGGCGTGTCGGCATCGTAGCCGACGTTTGCGCCATTGAGTGTGATGGTCTGGTTCTCGTGATCGACCGTAAGGCCGTGGGGCAGTTTGCAACCGACGAACATGGGCTGGTGTTCCTTCGTTGTGGTGGATCAGATGCCGAGCATCTGGGCGATAGCGATCGGCCGGCGGATGATGGCACCCCACGAACCGGCGCTGTTCTTCTGCGACCAGGACGAGCCTTCGGTCACAAGAGCGTGCGCACGCTGCTTTTCGGTGTAGGCCGGATAGCCGGTCTTCACGCCGTCAACGGTCGGCAGGATCAGCTGCACCAGTTCACCCGAACCCGTCGAGTATTCCGGAGCGGCCTTGATCGTCAGGTTCGGAAATGCCTTCTTGAGCATGTCCTCGACCGTGATGCCGAAGTCGTTGGTGGTGATCATGAAGGGCTGTGCCGTGGTCGAAAGAACCAGCGCCATCTGGTCCGTCATCTCGACGTTGCCACCCATCTGGGTCACTAGTTTGGTGTAGAGCTTCTTGACGTCGTTGAAGATTTCGAGCGCCGTTGCGTAGGTCCAGCGGACACCATCGCTGGTGTTCGTCTTGGCATTCGGCGAGATCGGCGTGATCAGCGACGGGTCATTGAGCAGGCCATAGTTGACCAGCCCGGTGACGCCGTAGAAGTAGGTCTTGTTCGAGAACTTCGAGAACGTCAGCGCAAGGCTGATGTCCAGTTCCGACGCGTAGTTGAGACCAGCGGCCGCCCAACGCTCAAGCTGCTGTTCGCCGTAGCGCTTGAAGGCCTGCCAGGTGTAGGGCTGGCGATAGTTCCACTGCGCGTTGGCATCGACACTGCCGTTGGCGCTGTAGTCGCCATAGGTCGCGACCTGGCCGGTGCTTTCCGCCATCGGGAAGTAGGCGACCTGGTCAACCCAAGAACCCTTCTGAGCCTCGCCGCCAAGGATCTCGGCAGCACGCATCGGCGTGAAGAGAACACGGACGACTTCAGGGTCGATGACCGACACCGAGGCCAGCAACACACCGGCGTTGACCGAGGTGGCGAGGCCGGGCTGTGCGTCCATGGCCTGCACCGCAGTGCGCAGGTGCGGGAAGGCGTCGAGCGCAAGGGTGTAATCGCGCTTCATCTGGTCGAAGCGGGCCTTGCCGTCGTCGCTGCCGTCGTGGCCGAAGACCGCATTGGCGGGGAAGAATACGCCGCGCTCGGCGAGTTCCTGACGAAGAATCGGATCGCGCATTTTCAGTTACCCCCGGACGCTGATCTTGGCGAGCTCGCCGTTGCCCGCAGTGCTGCGGACGCTCCAGGCGGTCTCGTAGTTGGTGGTGAAGGTGCCAGTGACCGTGCCCGAGGCAGTCGCCGCAGCGCTCAGGACGGCAGTCCCCGCCGTGGCGTTGACGCTGACGGTGTAGGCTCCCGCCGGAATGCCGGTCCCAGAGACGGGCTGGCCGGCATAGATCGCGCCGCCGGTGTAGCTGATCGTGGTTGAGGCGTTGGTCGTGGTGACCGAGCGGGTGACCGTTGCGGCTGCGCCAGTTACGGCCGACACGACCGAGCCATCGGCGTAGGACATGTAGACCTTCTGCCCGATGGTCGCGCCAGCAGCGAAGCGGGCCCAGACCGAGCCGTCTTCGAGCAGGTCGATGCCCTGGCCTGCGACCACGAGGTTCGAGGTGCCGGAAAGCAGGCCGGTGATCACTGCGGGCTGATCGCGATGAACGAAGCCGTAGCGCACGGTTGCAACGCCGGGGTGAGCCGACGAGACCTGACCGTTTGCGGTGTTGGCCCATGCGAACTGGCCGATGGTGACACCGGCAGCGCCAGCGACCCACATGCCCTCGTCGGGGTTGGTCAGGGTGAAGATCGGGTTGTTGCCGTAGAAGCCGCCCTCGATGCCGGGGCTCTGCTGCGCTGCGACGGAAGTCTGGAAAGCCATGGTCTTAGCTCCGGATCATGGTGGGGAGATCGCCGACGATCGCGGCAAGCTTGCTGCCCGTGGCTGGGATGCGGCGATCCTGCGCCATCGGGGCGGCCTTGCGCTCAGCCTCACGCGCAACCATCGCCTTGAGGGTGGCAAGCGGTGCTTTTTCGGTGGCCGACTTCTCGAAGCCGACGCTGTCGAGCGCGAAACGGTAGATCGCTTCTGCGCTGTCCATGCCGACGACTTCGCCGACGAGCGGGGCGACATCAGCCTTGGCCTGGTCCATCGCTGCGACCCGACGGGCTCCACGCTGTTCGGCATCGGCGATGAGCTTCCGGACCGAAGCGGCATCCATGCCCTTCACGTCCTTGTCGTCATCATCGTCCTCATCTTCGGCTTCCTTTGCCTCGGGGTCTTCATCCTCGGCCTGCTTGTCGTCTTCCTCGTCCTCGTCTTCGGCGATCTTGTCTTCGTCGAGAGCGAGGGGAGTGACAGCACCGATAGCGGTCGCCAGTGCGTCGGCATCCAGCGCCTTGTCGGCGGCGAGATGCGGCTTCACCAGCTCGGCAACCTTGCCAGCCAGCTTCTTCGCCGAACCGTCCTTGGCGAGCGATGCGGCATCGCAGGCGATCAGGACAGGGGCGAGATCGACCTTGGCATCGGCAGCGAGCAAGGGGCGAATATGGGACTGCAGAGCCCCGGAAATCATCAGCGCAGTGCGCGACTTGAGCTTCATCACATCGTCTCCGACTACAACGTCCGGACCCGCGCGACCCTCGATGACGAGCGCTACGTGGTTAGCCATGATGTCACGCATTACACCGTCGTAACGCAAACCCTCGGGCGTGCTCCCTGCGGTCATGTCGGCGCGGTAGCGGTAGCCGCAGCTGAGCTCACGCTGACGGCCTTCTTCGATGGCTTCCTGGTACTCGGCAGACCAGATCACCAAGCTGTTGCGGAGATAGATGCCGTCGAAGAATGCGTCGGTGCCGGTGGAGCCGATAATCAGATCCTCGGGCAGGCCGTCCTCAGGGATCACCGGCACATGCTGGGAGAGGAGGGGGACGTTGTTGAACGTCTCGGCACCGCGCTGCAGTTCGTCGGGGCAGCGGTAGAGCTGATAGAGCCGATCCGGTTCGAGGCCATGCTCTTGCCAGCCCGGAATCTCCGAGCCGTAGTAGGGGCAGACGTTCGCCTTCGAGATGTTGCTGACCTCGACGTGCATGTAGCCGTTGATGTCGCGCCTGCGCACCGTGGCGCGGTCCATGGCGAGGAGGAGGGTGGTCATTCGGTCGGCCCCTGAGGTTGTAATCTCAGGATAGCCGTCTTCCCGTCCTTTCGTGCTTCACCTGATCACCCTCGCGCCAGACCTTCCACTTGCCGGGAGAGGCTATGCGCTGGCAGCGGCCTTGCTCCACTTCGCGGATGGCTTCGGAAAGGGTCATTCAATCAGACCGCCATGCCGAAATCGAAATCGGCATCCGCCACAGTTAGCGGATCACGGCCTGACACGGAAAGGTCTTCGATCCAAACGCCTCGCAAGCACCAATTGATTGCAGCAGGCAGAGGCGAGTTTGGCCACAGCGAGGAGCCGATGCCGAGCTGCCCTTTCTTGCCGCTAAAATTGGCAGAGGTCGGCGCGCCGGGCGCTTGTGGAGCGGCAGTCGAAGTGGCGCTGGCGCCTTTGAGACGCAGCCCCGTGGCGCTATCCGTACGGTAGAAAAGCATCTGCACCACGTTTTCGAAATGAGTGGAGTGCACCAGAGCATTGAAATTCTGCGTGGCGCCGATGGCAGTTTGGCGACGAGCCCAGACGTTGGGCACACCGCGGTTGGTTTGCTGACCGAGCATGACGATCTCGGGGTCGGTGGTGTAATTGGACGACGCGTTGCCGCTGGCGAACTAAACCCCATCGAAGCTGATAAAGTACTTAATCGTATGATAGAGGTGGGATCGTTTGCCTAGCCATCAAGCCATTCAGCTTCGTGGAGAAGCAATAGAAATAAATAACTACTTAAGTCCACCTTTTGGCAGAATTATTA